TGACTAAAGAAGAACTAAGAAAAGCACGCGCTATTAAAGCGCGCGCGGAACTCAAGCGCGATATGAAAAAATGGGTGAAGCTCTGGAGTGCAAGACTATGTGTCAATAAAATAGCTGAAGAAAACGCAGCGCTCAAAGCGAAAATTAAAGAATTAGAATGCGCGCGCGATGAGCTGGCGTCAAAACTTGCTGATTTCGAAAATTCTCTGTTTCTGCATGATGCGCGAGCGATGCGTCATCTGCAAGATGAAAATATTCGCTTGCAGAGCACATTATCTGTCGTCTTTGACCTGCTTCACAACGCAGAGCGCTGCGAGAATGAAAAAAGAGAAGAAGTGAGTCGTCTCGAAAAAGAGTTGTACAAATTAACAAATAAATTTTGTCCAATTTGCAAAGCGTTAAGAAGCATTGCTGCTGATATAAAAGTGATACGGGAGCTTTGGTAGTGAACATAAATAACGAATTTGAAAAAGAAAACTTATTGCTAAGTTTGCAATTAATAAAAAAAGACATGTGTGATTTTTTACAAGGCTTTGCGCGTAACGCGCTGTCTCTCAACGCTCGATTGCAAACAGACTGTACATACTTTATGTCAGATGGACATGTTGCGCACGCTGTTAATGAGTTTGTCGAGAAGCTTACGCATAATTTGCAAATTATCTCCCAGCAAAAAGCAAGCGCTCTTTTAAAAGTCGCTGAGTATCAAGCAATTGTAGTAGACGAAGAAATCAAAAAGGAGAAAGCAAAATGGTCATAAATCGCTTGCCAACTCTCGAAGAAAGAACGCTATCCTTGTATAAAAAAAAATATTTTGAGTTAGAAGAGGAGTACATGTCTCTTACAGCGCTACATAACTCAATGACGGCCAGTATGAGCGCAGACTTGTGGGAATTGCGATGGCAAGTTTTAGAGCTAGAAGCAGCGGTAAGAATGCGCGAAGCTGAAAACAGAATGCTGCAGAGAAAGTTAGATGAAGTTTAACGTTTTAAATAGATTTAAAAAATATTTAAAATGCAAGCTGCGCGAGTTTTTATTGCGCTTTCAAAGCGAGCGGGAGCGTGTTTATAAAAAAGCGTGCTTGCAATATCGCATAGAGATTATAGATTTAAAAAACGAGCTTGAAATCAAAAAACGCGAGCTATCAGCGGCCAACGAAGTTATTAATGGGCAAAATGGGTGGTGGGAGCGCTATGAAAAAGAGTATTGCAAGCTGCAACGTAAATATATCGTTATCAAAACTTTGTATGAAAAGGGGTTTAACACATGACAAACGATACAGATAAAATAATTGATGATACATCGCTTGAGCAAGTGATTGCGCGCGTTGAGCAACTTTTTGCGCGCTTGCTATCTTGTCCGCCGGTTGATGAGCTAAAAAACGCGTTTAATTGGCTGGTTGAGCAGCTAAAGCAAGCCAAGCGCTTTAATGTTGCTCGGGAAAAAGGGCAAGCGGCTGATTTAAAAAGCTCTGTAAATTTGCTCGAACGCAATCACGCATTGCGAAAAAAAGTCGAAGAGCTTAAAGCAGAGCTAAACGCTGCGACAGATACGATAAGAGAAAAAATAGTCGAGCATTTGAACGAAAAACTTGAATTTTATGCGCATATAAAGTGTCTAGAGGAAGAGCTAAGAAAGCTATACGCGGTTATTTACGAAAATAATTTGGAAGATTACATTGATTTTAAATCAAGGCTAGATGCTGAAATCGGAGAAGCGATTAAAAATGATTGAGACGAATGTTGTAACGATTGATGCAGTTGATGTACGCGTTGTTAATTGCTATCAAAATCACAATAATTTTCAATATTATGTGCAATACACGACGCAAAAAGAAAATTACGAGATGCAATGGACGCTGAGTTTTTTTGCTCAAAATGGTAAAAAAGATTTGACTATAAAGGACAGACACGGTAATGTTGTCGCTATGTATAAAGATGCAAATCAAAAGTTAACACAAAAAAGATGCGTAAAAGACGTAGCACGCGCTTAAAAATTATTGACAATAAAGTTTTGTCAGAGACGTGCGAGTATGATGTGCAATCATTGTTTGTGTCGTATTTGCGCATAAATGCGGTATTTGACAAGTATTTGATAGCAATCCCGAACGAGGGGTATCGCACTAAATCGTTTGCTGGTCGATTAGCTAAGATGGGTCTTAAACGCGGAGCTCCGGATTTGTTTTTTTTCTATCCGCGATATGGGCTTTACGGGCTTGCAATTGAGTTTAAATATGCGCATAAGGGCAAGCTATCAGATGAGCAACGCGTTGTATTATCTGATTTGTACGAGCAAGGCTATGGGGTCATGACGCCGCGCGATTTTAACGAAGCGGTTAATGTTTTTTTTAGTTATTTGACGGGAGAATTTGATGAGCGATACCAGCATCATTACATCAGCGATATCCTCCGCGAGAAAGTTCCTGCAATCAGCAGAAAAGGCTGGTTTGACGCCGGCTCAATTTTGCCGCCAAGTATTAAAAAGACCTTCGGGCTATGCGGCGCAAATCGTCAAATGCGCAAACGTGTATAGTATTTTTAAAGATGTGAAATAATGCAAGACAAAAAGTATGAAATTGCGATTAATGAGATAGATAGCTTATTAAAAATGGCGCAGTATCATAATACTCCCTGCACTATTCCGCGTTATCTTTTAGAGATATTCGAAATTATCTTAAAAAAAGGTATAGAGCATGACCGGCTAGCTGAAGAAAATAAATGGATAAGTCAGATGGCAGCTTATTATAAAAACAAATTAGACGATTTATTCAATAACACTTATTTAGTCGAAGAAGAAGAATATTTGGACTACTTAAGATTCCAGGGAATCCCTTTAGAAAAATTAAGGGTAGTAAAAAAATCAAATGAAGAGGGATTTATGACATCCAAAGCGGGAATTATAATTTACGAATTAGATAACTTGGTTTGCAAATTAAAAGAATATATCAACAATGCAGAAAAAATTGACAAAATAAACGAAGTAAAAATGATAAGAATTCGCTTAGAAAATGAAAAAGGCATTATAGCTTCGTGCGTACAAGATATTATTTAAGAGTGGAGGAGTAAAATGGCAAATAAATCCGGCATTAAAATTAATCCAGCCAACAAAGGCAAGTTCACCGCAAAAGCAAATGCAGCCGGCAAATCAGTCCAGGGATTTGCGTCCGAAGTTATGAGCGCGCCGAAGGGCAAATTTAGCGCATCAACGCGAAAGCAAGCTAACTTTGCGAAGAATGCGAAGAAGTTTGGGAAATAAAAAGTGGAATATAAAGATCGAATGTTTTCAATGATGGTGAACGGATTTCTTCTGCGCACTCGCGTCGGTGCGCATGAAATTGAAGAGCATCTTAAAAAACATTCGTTTGACCCAGAGCTTGGCCAAGCATTTTTTTATTTACAGCGCAACATGGCGTTGATGATAGAGCAGTTCGCGGAAGAGGTTAATTTGATATTTAAAAAGAGAGATATTTAAAATGAATATTGGGCGCGTCCGAGATGCGGACAAAATTGAAATGACGCGAAGCTTAATTGAAGCGTGGGAAGAAGATATATTTAATTACATAAATGCTGAAAATGAAAAAAATGAAAAAATTGAAATAGAGAAAAATGAATACAATGCGACAAAGATTTTAAGAAACGCAGCAAGGAGCCTTTGCTTATTGAAAGCTTCTGTGGAGATTTTGGATAAATACAAAAAACTTTGGGGCGATGAGATTTTTTCAGACGCAAACGATACTCTAGTATTAGAGGGGCTATGAAAAAGCAACATCTGCAACTATAGATATTTATAAATGCACAAAATAGAGTAAATGCAACTATGAGTAGTAAAACTTTTAATATGACAAAAGAAGAATTGGATGAGTATCTTGCGAATCCTCCCGATTTGGAGGATTGTGAAAACGAAGATTGGACTGATACAGATTTGGACTCGTTTAAGGGATGTTATGCATATGAAAATAAAGATAAGCAAGAAAATTTAATGGCCATGCAAAACGTATGCAAAAAAATACGCGCAGCGGCACTTAACATAACTCGAACTTACCGAGGCTTTGAAGCGACGCAGGAATTCGGGACGATTGCGTCAGGCATTCAGATTCTCGAAGAAAATTTAGAGATAATGTTTAAGGAATCAAAGTAACAAAAGAGAGTAAACGCAACTATGCAAAAAGGCAATGCGGCGATTAAAAGTTTTTTTAGTCGACTTGAAAGATTCGGCGAAAAATGCGCACGTGAAATAGATAAAAAAGTAGGCCAAGCTGATTTTAGCCGCAAAGCTATTTCGCTTTACTCTGTTTATAGCCGTGGGATTATAGAGCTAAGTCAAAAAGCCGTAAAAGAAATTGAAAAGTTAGAAAACGAGGAAACAAAGCATGCTAAACACTGATTCGCCGCGCGAATTTATTTTTAAATTTACAGAGCAAGATATTTTAAACCAACACAAAAACGTTACTGAAGAAGACGCGGCAAAGATATTTGATAAATTAACACGTGGCGAAGCCTGGGCGAATTCATTGAGACGCTCGATTAAAGCAACGGTCGGTGGATACTTAATCGAAAAAAAACAGATTAAAAGTTTAGCTAAGCGTCAAGAGACAAAAAGGCTGCGTAAGCTGATGGGGATTAAATAATGGGCAAAATAACTCAACTTGAAAAACACCGATTACTAAAGTTATTTAATGATTTAGAAGAAGATGTAGAAAAGCGTCTGTTCCAATTTGAAAAAAGAGAAGACATGGACGGCGAGAGCATGCTGTATTCATTTGATTATGTTTTATGTTTTTCTGAGGCGCGGGACATTCGCGACGCGATTGTAAATAAAATTTCACAAATTGAACAACTGGAGATATCCAATGCAACATAATAGTAAAGATGCGATGCAACTCGGCGAATTACAAAAAGAGTATGAGCAATGCTGTGCTCGCATGTATCGCAAGATGAATCATTTTATTAAAGACGGCATGACAGCTGACTTGCATAACAAGATAGTGTCAGCGATGGAGCGATTAGATAAAGATTTATCTGATTTATATAATCAAGATTTTAGTTAAGGATGTAGAATGAAAGTTCAAAACTACGTCGATGTTCATGTCGACGAAAATATTACCGTAACCATCCCCAATGGCGAGACATTAAGCGAGCCTATTACCTTGGCGGGCACCACGTTAGTAGGTGTTTACATTCCTGCCGGCTGGTCTCAAGCGACTATGCAGTTTTACGGCACACCTGACCCGTCGGCATTAAGTTTTAAGCAAATTAGCGACGGTCAAAGCGGCAATCCAATTTCTATTTTTACAGTGCCTGGGCAAATTATGACAATTCCCCCTGCGGCCTTGTGCGGCCTTAAGTTTGTAAAGCTTTCAGCCCCTGCGCCCGTTGTCGCTGATACCACTTTTACTTTGTTAATAAGACCAGTATGAGCAGACCAATAAAAGGCGCTAAAACTCAGCGCAGCATGATTGACTGGAAAAAAATGGAAGATTTGTGTTTGTTTGGGTGTCGCACGGTCGAAATAGCAAACTATTTTGGCATTGATAAAGAGTATCTCGATCGCATTACACAGCAAACGCATAACGTTACGTTGGCTCATTATCGCAGCATGCATCGAGCGCGTGGCAATGCTGAAATCAGACGTGTAACTTATCAAAAAGCGGTTGAGGGCAAAGACACGAAGTTATTGATGTATCTAGGAAAAACTCGCTTAAAAGACCGCGACCCCAATACGCCGGTTTACAATATCACGCAAAACATACCCAAAACGCCAGGCGTCGAAAATCTGACAACCGAAGAATTAATAGCCCAACTTAACGCGCTTAATCAGCCAAAAAATGAGACCGATAAGCAAAGCGACGATTGAAAAAGAGCTTAGAAAAAGGCTGATTCGACAAATCGAAAACGCTAAATATCGTAAGCTTGTTGATTTTATCAAAGATGCGTGGCCGATTATCGAACCAAACGTGCCTTACGTGCATAACTGGCATATTGATGCATGCTGCGAACATTTAGAAGCTGTCTCTTACGGCCAAATCACGCGATTAAACATTAGCGTGCCACCTGGCATGATGAAATCTTTAATGGTCTGCGTATTCTGGCCAGCCTGGGAATGGGGCGTGCTGGGACGCGCTCACTATCGTTACCTGGGGGTATCGCACAGTCTTAACTTTTCAATTCGCGACGCGATGCGTATGCGTCGTCTTATAACATCTGAATGGTATCAAGCAAGATGGGGCTATTGCGTCTCTCTATCAAAAGACCAAAACGCAAAAACTAAATTTGAAAACACGGCCACGGGCTTCAGAGAAGCATTAGCGGCAAGTTCAATGACAGGCTCTAGAGGGGATAGGGTGCTAATCGATGACGCCATTAGCGTAGCTGACGCTAACTCAAAAGCGGTCTTATTAAGCACTGAATTATGGTTTAAAGAGTCTGTGCCTACACGACTAAATCATCCCAAAAACTCAGCTATCGTTATTATAGCGCAGCGTCTGCATGATTTAGATGTGAGTGGGATTGCGATCGAACAAGGCTATGACACGCTTATTTTGCCCATGGAGTATGAGCATGGTCGTCAACGTAAAACCGTTATTGGCTTTGAAGACCCGCGCAAAGAAGAAGGTGAGCTTTTATTCCCTGAGCGTTTTCCAAAAGATTATGTTGATAAACTAAAGCTATCGCTGGGCGAATTTGGCACCGCTTGTCAGCTTCAACAAAACCCTGTTCCACGAGACGGGGGGGTTATCAAAAAAGATTGGCTTAATTATTACGACTTAAATTATCCGCCGCCTTTTTTATACATAATCCAAGCGTGGGATACGGCATTTAAAGATGGCGAGCAAAACGATTTTAGCTGTTGCTTGACCTGGGGCGTTGCTCAAATTGGCAATGATTATAAGTGGTATTTGATTGATAGATTTTATAAAAAAGTTCTTTATCCTGAGCTTGAGGCAAGCGTTATACGGCTATTTGACCGCTATAATCCGCATTTTATTTTAATTGAGGATAAGGCTAGCGGTCAAAGTATTATTCAATCTATGCGCTTTAATCAAGCCAGAACGCGATTACCAATTAAGCCCATCAAAGTTGACCGGGACAAGGTATCTCGTTTAGCGGCGGCAAGTGGAGTTTTTGAAAGCCGATTGGTTTATTTACCGCAGAATGCAGGATGGCTAAAAGATTTTGTTTATAACTTAACTAACTTCCCCGCTGCTGCGCACGATGATGATGTTGACTGCACGTCGATGCCCATTAACTATATGATTAGTTTAAAACAATCCAATCGACGCATTAATCAAGATGTTTTGGCAAGATAGTTTACTTATGATATAATGCCATATCATTTTTGAGGTAATCTATGGATTTCATTTCTTTCTACCACTCCTATAGCAAAATGTTCCAAGACTACCCGCAGCGTAATTATATGCTGTGGCTTTATCGCCAATTTTTAACCGGCGATATTTATAATTTATTGCCTCATCCATTTGAGCGCACAATGAACGCCAACGCGCCTTTTCTTGCAACAAACAGTACGGCAACGCCTTCCATGTCTAACTTTAACTGGATTGAGAGCGCCCGTATTCCCATGTCTCAACGCAGGCCATCGGTTAAATCGCGGTTAATCAAAGTGACTGTTGAAGATGTAGCCTCGTTTGTATTTGGTAAAGACAAATTTCCTCAAGTTTCAATTTCAAGCTCCATGGGCGAAGAAACCCAGGAATCTGAAGAGCTAGAAATGCAAATCCTCGAATTACTGCATGAATCAAAGATAAATCAGCCGATGCTTGAAGCTGTTTATTACGGTTCTGTGGGGTCTGCTGCTATTCAGGTGTGTCTCATCGAGGGCAAAATTTATTACAAAAATCTTTTAGCTGAATATTTAACACCTTTATTTGATGAAAAACAGCCGGGGATTTTATCTCGCTTACGCGAGCGTTACAAAGTTCTAGGCTCAGAATTTGCTGCTCGTGGATTTAAAATTCCTAAAGAACGCTTAAATGACATGTACTGGTTTACGCGCGACTTTACCAAGACTCAAGAGATATTTTACAAACCTGTCCGCGTAGAAGCAGATTTAAATGACGAAACAAAAGAAAGAGAAAAGCTCGTTGTTGATGAAAAAAACACGATTACGCACAATTTTGGCTTTGTGCCCGTGATTTGGATTAAAAATTTAACGGACGCTTACGGCTCTTATTGCGTTGATGGCGCATGCACGTTTAAAGACGGGATCGATGCTAATATCGAATTAGATTATATCCTAAGTCAGCTTGGGCGTGGCTTAAAGTACTCGCAAGACCCGCTATTGCTTATTAAAGACCCTAATTTCTTAGGTCAGAATCGAATTGATAAAGACAACCCTGTGTACATTGCAGGTGAAGGCGGGGACGCCAAGATGGTCGAAATCAGCGGAGATGCGGCGCATGCCGTACTCGCGTATGCTCAAGTATTAAGACAAACGGTTTTAGAAAATATACACGGCAATCGAAGCATCACAGATAAGATGCCTGCGCATTCGTCAGGTCGAGCGCTGGAACTGCTGCATCAACCTTTATTGATTTTGGGTGATATGTTGCGCGTCTCTTACGGCGAATTTGGCCTTAAAGAATTAATTAAAATGGTAGTTAAAATAGCTCAGAATAACGATGTATTAATCAAAAACAAATTAGGTCGCTTGCCAAAAAAAGAAATCGATATCCGTTTAATATGGCCAGCATGGTTCGAAGATACCACCCAAGACAACTTAGCTGAAGCCAATGCATTGGTAGCGCTAAAAGACGGCGGAATTATATCGCAAGAAAGCGCTATCCATAATATCAAAGGCAAGTACGACATCATATCTGTTGAAGAAGAA